CAAGATGAGGTGCAGGAACATTACAAATCACCTGACCATAAACCTCAGGATCATTCATTCCTGGTTTGAAGATGGTAAGAGAATGCTTAGGAGTAGCAGTAAAAAAGTAGCAACGATCAGCATCGTGAGAGAAAAACTCAGTAGCAGGGAAGAAGTTACGTTGCACACTGTTGTGTGCTTCATCAAAGTAAATGGTATTCACTTCAATGTCTGCCTGTTGAATCTTGTGCAGGGAATGATATGTGGTAAAGATGATACAATGCTCACCAGATGCCCGAGCAACATTGTTGAACAGGTGAATCTTCTTAGAATCAGTGGTGTGATAGTGTTCTACTTCACCACTGTGAACGTGAAGAATATGTGCATTGTTAGTTGGAATGATCTCCAAAAACTCTTTGCACAACTGCTCAGCAAGCAGAATACGAGGAGCAACGACAACAAAAGTCTGACCACGCTTGACAAGATCCATGTTAGTCATGGCATCTTCAATCATACACATAGTCTTGCCACCACCCGTAGGAATGATGACCTGACCTTTGCTGTTATCCCACATTGCATTGACTGCTTTGTGTTGATGGGGTCGAAGAGTGATAGTCAAGAGGTGGTGTGTCGATGCAATTAGTATAACATAAAAAAAGCACCCGGTTGGGTGCGTGTGACAGTTGATCAACTGAACGTGACAATATTCTCATTCGGTCCTGGTTGTGAGTTCCAGAAGTCACTCCAGTCTCTTCCTTTAGCAAATGAAACACTTTTCTGTCGGTTTCCCTTCAGACGTGCAAGCACAGTTGATGCTTTGTTCATTGCTTCCATGTGATAGTTCACCTCATCTTGAAGGGAAGTGATGATAGCATCAGCAATCTCATCACCAGACGCTTCAGTTTGAAGTGTATCAGTCACACAGTCTTTCAGTCGTTCCATACTGTAGTCAGTGTAATCAGAGTTTTCCATTGAGATCATGCTCTACTGCACTCCGGATCATAGACTGAATCTGACCTTCTGTCAAGTCATTCAACCACTTCCATTTGGGATCATCTTTATCCCACTCTATACAGTATGATCCATCATCATTCTGCTTGACCTTCAGTGTGTCCATTCTTTTTCTTCTTTGTCAATTTTTTAATGAGTTTAGCATACATGACTTCTTCTTTTGTATAGTAGTCTGGATGCTTCTTGAATGTTTTAACTATTCTTTTTGCTGCTTTTCGGTCGGACAAGTCCAAAACGTGTAACCCAAAACCATTTTAATTATTTAGTTTTGGATTCAACAAATTTGGTTGTTTGTCAAACTGTAGTGTCTTGAACTTCATGACAGGTGCCAGGAGATCTTTACGTTTTGTTTCAATCTTTGGTTTAACAACCTCTCTCTTTCTTTTCTTTGGTTTCTCTGGACGAACAATCTTATACCCACGTTTACATGATGCTTTGTAATCTCTGGGTTTCAGATTATATCTTGCAATCTCTTTGTCCATGTGTTCTTGACACTCGAACCATGCAATTCGATCCTTCAACTGTAGACGATATGGGAACGATTCCCATGGAAAATCACTTGTCTTTTTGCTGGTGACCATATTCAATGATAAATTTTTGGTGCTCTGTAGTTCTATCGCAGCAAGTGTAGTGTTTCAATTCACCACCTAGAAGTTCTGCAACTTGTACCATAAGATTGTTGGCGATGATTTGATCAGTCTTCTTACGCCACTGTTCTTTTTCTTTCATGTCACTCACTCTGATTTTCTCCATTGTTTCCTCATCATTTGATATTCAGGATCATATGCTGCAAGGTCACGAACTTTCTTGAATACTTGTGCTGCCTGTGCTTTTTCTGATGTCAGAGCATCATCTTCTTGCGGGAGGACTGTTTTAGATACAGAATACTTTCTCCCGGTTTTGTGGTTAGCATAGCGTCTTGCCCTCGTAAATCCCATTTCAAGGAATTTTCGCGCCATGTCCATACCAATGAAATCTTTCTGCCGCCTGTAGTGACAGAACATCTCGTAAATCGTATTAGAAGATTGAGTAGCGGTAGGAACATCTTTGAACCTCCAGTGTCTACAAATGGCAGTCTTGTATGGTTCACACAAGAGCACTCCCTGCTCTCCTCTTCCAATTCGATAAAGTTTGCGAGTTTCAGGATCAGTGAAGTCGAGTGACTTGTAATCCAATTCATAATCAAATTCCTTCATCATTCAAAGACAGGTAGAATTTTATTTCTGAGTTCCTTGAGTTGTTCGGGATCGTTACCGTACAAACCCATATTCATGTAGACACAATCAATGAATCTAAGATCATCAGGTTGTGCATCATAGGTGAAACCAAAACAATATGCAATGATTTCATGTGGAACCTCTACCTGTTGGTAATCGATGTCAATCATCATTTTCTGCTTTTGTCAAAGTCCAAGAACCGTCTGGATTCTCACTCCATGATAGCACATCTCCTTCTTTCCAACCAGTTGTTTCTATAAGTTCTTCAGGAAATGTGAGCACACCATCATCAGAGATGGTTATGGTAGTTTGCATGATTTTGAAATTGTTTGGTGGCACTGCTTCGGAGTGCGCTTCCAGTTAAGTTCTTAGATTAGCAGAATGAATTGAAGAGGTACACTGCTGTTAATATTTATAACATTATCACTGCCCTCTGTATGCCTCTACAAGGTGCATGTATTCAATTCTTATGGATATGCTACCTTTATCTAGATGAAACCTCTGTAAGGGTCAGAACCACTGTGTAAGAGCACACCATCAACTTTATTCAGTAATTCATCCATACTCTCATGCAGGTCACGATACCCTGTTCCGACATAAAGTTGACCTAAAACAACTGCAACAGTGGCAGTTCCCCAAAAGATGTAATAAAACTTAGACTTAATTTGTTTTTTCATTGTAAAGACTTCTCAAGATTGTTAATTCTAGCAAATTCTGCATATGCTTGCTCTGATTTTTCAGCAAGAATATCTAATAGATCACGACGAATGATGTCACTATCAACATAATCATCGAAATAGGTGTCGAGTGCTTCTTTAAGATAACGTTTCCGGTGCCACTCTGGTGTATATGGTTTGTAATCCATGATAAGAGGGATTCTATAGTGGTAGTATATCACTAAGGATTATTTTTGTCAATCCCTAGTTCTTCAAGGTATGTAGTCCACCACTCAGGATCTTTGTTACATTTCCAATTTGGAACAGGAATACCACGCTCTACCATATAATACTGATACAATGCTTCATCGATAGTCTGTGCGATCTCCATATTCTTCTTCCTCTTCATCAACGTCTGCATATGCATCCGCCACATAAGGTCCGTGTGGTTTTTTGGATTCTGCTGCGACATACTCTCTTTCCTCTTCAGTTGCGTACAACCATAAGGCAAGTTTCATGACGATCCAGATAATTAGAATAGGTGAAAGACATGCTAATAGAATTGTAGGGTTCACAGTAAATTATTTTCCTTAAAATAGTTTAGCGTATCCTTCAACCCACCAATGTGTTTGAAACCAACATTGACTTGTGGATATTCTGCTTCTTCTCCAAACTCAGCATCAAAACCTTTCTGTGAGAAGTGTTGATTTAATTTATATACAGATATTTGAAAGTTAAGTTTTTCTAACAACGTCTTTGCACGTTCACACTCTTGATTACCATTTGAATAGATTACTGCTTCCATTAGTCTCTTTGTCTCCAATCTTTAGGTTTGTCTCGTTTGAACCAATTTGTAATATCCTCAGCACCATCGAAACCCGTCTTATGATTGGATGGGTCCGGGTCTCCTAGTCCCATCCGATTAAGAAAATCATCGATGCCACCCTCTTGAATATCCTGTGATGCTTGACGACGTGCTTTCTTCAACATTTCATTTGCTGTAGTGTTCGCTTTGGCAAGTTTCTGTGCCCATACCATGTCATCTAACTGAACTTCTTCGCCATTTGCAATCTTTTTACAAATAAATTCTAATCTCAATCGATACTGTGTTGAAAGCATATGTTTCATTCCTGTACTTCATTATTTATTTTTGTTAAGAGTTCTTTCGCTAATTTGTGTGAACGATAGCGAATAGACCAGGAGGTGATGAAGTTCCATGGATGTAATTTTACCATATAATATATTTTTTTGAGGTTCACTTGTAACCAATCGAATACTAATACAAATAATCTACCAGTATTTGAATCTAATGTTACCAAACATGCAATGATAACAAATAAGGAAAACAAGAAGTAATAGTATGTATTCATAGTTACTTATAGCTTCCCGATGAACCCTGACAGAGTGATCCTACTCA